TATCAACTAAACTTAGAGTCGTAAATGTCAAAAGAAATACAATCAGCTCAGCAAAGAGCAATAAAAGTAGGAGAAGGGCGCGCTAAAACTGTTGGTCTTGTAGACCGAGGGTTTACTGATAAGACAGGTGCCAATCCAAGAGCAGACACTCTATTTCAATCTGGTGTAGCACAAGAGGCTTTAACCAATAGTAAATCAGTAAATACTTATGGTGCTAAATTTCCCACAAATGTTGAGCTGGGGGGAGAAGCTGAACCAGGCTACTCTCGCAACATCACAACAAGAGGGGGTCACATCATTGAGATGAATGATACACCTCTCTCCGAAAGAATATCCATAAGACATAAAGATGGGTCTGGAGTAAATATAGGACCAGATGGATCTATTGTGGTTTCTTCAACAAACAAAGTTGAAATTATATCTGGTGACAACTTCGTAACAATATCGGGTGATGGGAATATTCATTACAGTGGTAACTTGACATTGACGGTTGATGGGGACTTTCAGGTCAATTGTGACAAGTATGTCATGAATGCCCAAGAAAAAGTAGAAAGCATTGGAGGCAACTCAACAACTGCAGTGTCTGGTAATATGGCCACCAAGGTTACTGGTAGCCAGTCTAACACAGTAGTTGGAATCAGCACTAACACATATCTTGACGACTTCAACATCTTTGCAAAGGGTGAAGGAAGAATAGTGTACCAAGAAGGAGTGGTGATTGCATCAGGTGGTATCCTTCAGATGACAGGAGAAACTAGAGTAGATGTTTCTTCGCCTGATATGAACTTGGCTGCTACTTCAATGTCAGTATTTGGTACTACAGGAACGATTGGTGGGGATAACATAATCCACTACGGCAAGAACTACTATGGAACGTCAGCAACGCTTACAGCGGGTGTGACAGCGCCTACATTTCATGGTGACCTGGATGGTACGGCAACCACAGCAACAGTAGCACAGTCACAGGATTATGCAGATCCAAGTGGTGGTGGTGGAGTTGGTTCAGCTGGTTCTATTACTAACACCGCCACAGACAGTGATGCAACAGTCCAACCGACAGCTGCACTGTTGACTGATTATCTAAAATCTGATAGAGGTGTAAAAGAAGTTCTAATTGATCCAGATGATAGGTTGAAACAGAACATTGATCTTACTGAGAAGAATGGCAAGGTATCAAATAAATCTCTCGATACATCATCAGTACGAAGAGCAATGAGAGAGAGCGCAACAAGAGATAATTCCAAATTCATTGCAAATGCAATAGCCAATGGACATCTGTCTTCAGAATATTCTAAATCGACCCCTCCTAACGCAGCTAACATAGTTAATCCAAGATCCGCCACTGTTAGAGGTCAAACGAAAATAGGGAATATAAATTCAACCGAAGTAGTGAAAAAGATTAAGGCAATCTGATGACATATATTCCAAACCTCAAATTTGTTGCAGATGATCTAACACAGATTGACAAGAAGACGAAACTAAGTCCATCTGTTTCTATCAGTACGTTTACCAGAGGATATCCATTTGCAAGTTTATCTTTAGAAGATAAGAAACAGCTTCACCGCAACCTTATGGTACATGCAGCAATGTATGAAGATGTGTTGACCAACACTGGCAAATTTGCAGACTTTAAATTAGAAGTGGTTGAGGGTGTTTATTCTAAAGATCCAGAAGAAACATTAACAGTAGATGGCTTACTTGATCTTCAAACAAAGGGTAGGGCAGTTGTATATGAATTGAAGAACGCAAACGGTGATACTGAACTTGATAAGACACTCGAAGCTGCTGAACACCTTGCAATCTTTCACAAAAATTATGATTTGGTCATACTAGATTATGATACCTACAATCCAGATGGCTCACTGAATGCTCAAATCATTGTCACAACTCCAAACATCCCTTCTGGATATCAGACTGTAGATTTTAAAAGACAGTATGAATCAAGATTTAATAATAATGTTATGGGTAAAGATTTTATTGAGGTAACTTCAACACCCCGTACTTCTCCTCCAACACCATCTCAAGAATCTACACAGTCAGGATACTATACTGTAGGTGACATACACAGTAAACTAATTGCTGTGCATGGTGGATCTCCTTGGGAGACCTTTGCTGAATCAGGCCGTACCGCTCGTAATACAATCGTTATTGATAATATTAATAAACTCAAAGCTGGAACAATCGTAGCAATATCTATTGGACAGAATGACATTATCCAAGGTGACGATACGCCTGAAGTTATTGCTGAAAATGTGAGAACCATTGTGAAAGCGTCTGTTGATCGTGGCCACGATGTCACATACCTTACACCTCCAATAACATCCTTAACTAGTGCCACAAGAGCTGCTGATGTAAGGAATGCAATCACATCAAGCCTTAGTGAATTCACCAGACTATCCATTATTGACTTGAATGATAGCACTTTTATATTTGGTCCTGATAACAGAACATTTACCATTGGAACATATCAAACACTAGCTGGTTTACTGTTATAAATAACAGAAAGTTTAGGTAACTCATGGCACAGAATAGAGCATTTGCAGCAGAAGATGGTAATCTCTCATCTAGTAGTTTAATTACTACAAGAAATGTAGACTATCTGGATATCGACTTAACATTTGCTAAGAAACCAAACGGCGACGTTTTTAAGAAGAGAGATGCTGCAGCTGTAAAGCAGGCAGTAAAAAATCTAGTTCAAACCAACTTCTATGAGAAACCGTTTCAACCTTTCTTTGGTACTGACATTCGAGCAATGTTGTTTGAACTTGCTGATGAGGATACGGAAGATGATGTAAGATCAAACATCATACGAGCTATAGAAAAATACGAAAAGAGAGCGCAAATTCTAGATCTCGTTGTCAAGTCTACTCCAGACGCAAATGATCTAGCAGTAACTCTTACATTTAGAATTTTAAACACAGAAGAAGTTGTAACTTTTTCAACTACTTTATCGAGGCTGAGATAAATGGCAACAACAATTAATTCCACGAACCTTGATTTTAATTCAATCAAGAATAATCTGAAGACGTTTTTCTCTCAGCAAGCTGAGTTCGAGGATTATGATTTTGAAGCTTCTGGCTTATCTAACATCTTGGATGTGTTAGCATATAACACTCACTACAACGCTCTTACTGCAAACTTTGCTTTGAATGAATCTTTCTTGAATACAGCTCAATTGAGAGCATCGGTTATATCCCTTGCGGAAGGTATTGGTTATATTCCAAGATCAAAGACTTCTTCGAGAGGCGCAGTAAGTCTCACACTTAACCTTTCTTCAGGATCAAACTTACCACCCACCATCTCACTTGCAGCAGGCGTTAAGTTTACGAGCTCAGTTGATGATGTCACATACACGTTTCAGACAAGAGAAACCATCGATGCTACCAACAATGGTAGTGGCGTTTACAGTTTTACTACAGCAGATGGATCTTCCAACATAAACCTATTTGAAGGTACTCAAAAGACAAAGGTGTTTACTGCTGATAGAGCAGACCAGAATGCAACTTACATCATTCCAGACCCTAATCTCGACATCGATACTGCTATCGTTCGTGTCTATCAGTCTTCATCTGCAACCGCATTTTCAACATACAGAAACATTAAAGAAGCTACTGTTATCAATGATGATACTACACTATACATTCTCAAAGAGTCTCCAAACGGTTTCTTTGAATTACAGTTTGGGGATGGGGTTACTTTAGGACAAGCGCCTGAGGCTGGATATAGAATTGAAGTTGATTATCTTTCGGTAACTGGTACTGCAGCCAACCGCGCTGCTGTCTTTACTCCAACAACAACTTATACTCACGAATCAGTGAATTACAACTTTAATCCTGTCACAGTAATCAACAGTATTGGTGGTGCTGGATTAGAAGGTATCGAATCAATTAGAAAGAATGCGCCGTTCCAATATGCAGCGCAGAACAGAATGGTTACTGCAGCTGACTATTCTTCACTAATTCTAAGAAACTTTTCAACACTTATTAAAGACATCCAATCCTTTGGAGGAGAGGATGCTCTGGCACCTAAATTTGGTACGGTGTTTGTCTCGATAGTTTTCAATGATGACGTTACTACAGATACCATAACAACTACTAAAGATTCAATTCAAGATCTCATGAAGCAGTTAGCTGTTCTTTCATTCAGCTTAGAGTTTCTCGATCCAATAAAGACCTTTATTGAAACCAACACATTCTTCCAGTTCAATCCAAGGCTAACAACACTGTCTCAAAATACCATTAGTAGTGCAGTGAATACAGCGGTGAATAACTACTTTGTGGCTAATGTTGGTAAGTTTAACCAATCATTTAGACGTTCAAATGTTCTTACTCTGGTGGATGCGGTATCGCCTTCTGTACTATCTTCAAGACAAGAAATCAAGATGAATCAAAGAGTGGTTCCAAACCTTGATAAGTTGAATGATATACAAATTAGGTTCCCTGTACCAATCGCACCAGCTGATGATGTTAACACTATCATTACATCATCTACGTTTAACATTGGAACCAAAACATGCGAGATTAAAAACAAGCTAAACTCTAATAAACTTCAAGCAATCAATGTTGCAGACAAAACATTAGTGGTTGATAATCTTGGAGAATATGATGCTACTGCTGGTACCATTTCCATTGTTGGTTTGAGACCATCTTCTATTATCGGAGGAGTAGATTACATTAAGTTGAAAGCTGTTCCAGCGAACGCAAGCGCCATCGCTCCAATCAGACAAGATATTCTTGAGCATGATACAGAAGATTCCTTTGTAACAGTTGTAAATGTGACGACAACATAAAATGGCTAGAGATTACACACTAAAAGATAACAACAGAAGGAACATTGAATTCAATGATGTTCACTTTGTTGAAAATGCTTTACCAAGCTACTTTGCAGAGAGTCATCCAAAGCTAATTAGCTTTTTGAAATCATACTATCAGTTTGAAGATTCAGATGGACAGGCTTCGGCATTGATCCATGATGTTATAAAAGCTAGAGATATTACTGCAACCGCTGACACTTTATTGGATGAGCTTGAGGATGAATTATTACTTGGTTCATCTTACTTCCAAGGATTCACTAATAAAAGAGCTGCAGCTAAGTTTTCCAACACTCTTTACAGATCTAAAGGTACTCAGTATTCAATTGAACAATTCTTCAGAATGTTCTTTAACACTGCTCCTGTTGTTAGATATACAAAAGAAGATAGGTTCATTGTTGGGGAATCAAATATTGGTTTTGAGTCACAGAAGTTTATAACGGATGATAAACTCTACCAAACCTTTGCGCTTCTAATTAAGATTGGAATTCCTATCTCATTGTGGAGAGAGGTTTACAAACTCTTTGTTCATCCCGCTGGTATGTACTTTGCTGGCCAGGTATTGATAGAAAGTTTTGAAGATCCCTTTATTCCTACTGAAATGCCAGACTTTATAAAATCTACGGATAATCCAACTGTTCAAGGTGAAGCCACAATGGGTATGCAAGCGTTTGCAGATCTTACAGGCATCCTTGTAGATTCTGATGGAGCACCAGGCTATCACAGATTGGATACAACTCAGTTTAAATACTATGACTCAGACACAACCGCCGCTGTCTTCAGAACTGGTGGTGAAGGTATTATCGATCTTATCGGTCCTAACTCACCAACCTTTGATGACTCAGCTGACTCTGATGGTGCAACTCTATTTGACCAAAGCGTCAACTTGTTCGATACATTTGATGAAGTTAAATATGTATGGTATGATTCTGATTCAGCTTAATAACCCTTATAAATATTACTAACTTGTAAAAACGGATTTATCCATGACCAGACAGAACATTAACACAGGCTCAGTGGCCAACGACAAGACTGGAGATACTCTTCGGGTTGCAGGTAATAAGATTAATGCCAACTTCGTTGAACTCTACACTCTACTTGGCGGAGACAGCTCAGCAGCCACCAACAAGGTTCAATTTGCTGACAGTGGTGTTCAGTATAATGGCTTAACACACAATTCTGTTATTGGTGTTGTAGAGGGCAATCAAAAGAACACATATCTTCTTGGCGATTCTGAAGGTACTGTAACAATCAATACTGCAACCCAGACTCTTACAAATAAAACTCTAACATCACCTGTGTTGACCACTCCCCAGATTAATGACACAAGTGCCGATCATCAGTACGTGGTTGCTGTTGCAGAGCTTGCTGCAGACAGAAATGTTAACCTTCCACTGTTGACAGATTCTGACACATTCGTATTTCAAGCTCACTCACAGACGTTAACAAATAAAACAATCACGAGTCCAATCATTAATACACCTCGTTTGGTAGGAACAGTATCTGATACAAACGGTGCTGAGATGATTGAAATAACAGCCACAGGATCTGCTGCCAACCATTTCAGTATAACAAACGCTTCTACCGGTAACCCAGCTACATTGGCTGCTGTTGGATCAGATTCAGACGTTGCACTGGGTCTTCAAGGTAAGAACCGTGGCCCTGTCCAATTCAGATCTGCTCAACAGTATCTTGTGCAAGACATCACAAGCACTTCTCAAGCTATCATTTTGGAAAGAGTACTTACCAAATTTGAGGCGGGTGGAGCGATTGTTGCATCACTAGCCAATAGTGTGTTTGTGGGTCAACACAAGGTACTTGCAAACAATGGTTCGGGTAATGTGGTTGTCACTCCAGCAACATTTAAAAACGGTACTTCAATAACTATTAGACCAAAGGGTGTTGCTCAGTTGTTGTGGATTGACAACACAGATGGTTGGATGATTATGGGACCAAAAGAATATGACTCGAGCGATGCAGACGCTCTATACTTCATAACATAGCATAAGAGATAAAACATGCCAGCAATTATTACAGATAGATTTAAAAAAGAACTGATCTCAGAGATACAGACAGACATTGCTGACTCTGCCAACAACTACTATGTTGGGATCGCCCGATCAGTGGATTGGGATAGTTCTGACACAGCACCCACTCCTCTTAACACGACAAGAGAGCTGCGCAATGCACAACTCCAAGCCATGTCAGTTAAAAAGGTAGAAGCTAATTCATTTGTAATCCCTCGGTACACTTGGTCACTAGGTGCTGTATACAGTGCTTACAATGATAACATAGCTGGTCATCCAATCCAAAGCTACTATGTTATTACAGACGAAAACCAAGTTTATATGGTTTTGGAGCAAGGGCAGAATGCTAGCGGCGTGGCTGTAACTTCTACTGTGAAACCAACTGGTACAGCAACAACGCCGTTTCAAACTGCTGATGGATATACTTGGAAGTTCTTATACTCAATTGGCGCTTTGAGAGCATCTCAGTTCTTAGCAGCCAACTTCATGCCAGTAACTAAATTTGACGCATTTGACTCCGCCTCAAATGCTGACCATGTTGAACAATACGGAATCCAGCAAGCAGCTGTTCCAAGACAGATCACAGGTTATACAGTGGTTGATGGTGGTTCTGGGTTTACAACTGTTCCCACTCTTACCGTTGTTGGCGATGGAACAGGAGCAAAAGTGGATGCAACTATTTCTGGTGGAGAGATTACTAAGGCTAGGTTGCACGATTCATCAGGCGAGTTTACACTTGGGACAGGCTATACAAGAGCTCACGTAACTGTTTCTGGTGGTGGTGGCTCAGGTGCTAATATCAGACCAATATTCGGACCTCCAGATGGACTGGGTGCAGATCCAAGAGATGATTTGCGAGCTACTGCAATTATGTTCCAAGCCTCTCCAGATGGCACAGAAGGCTCTAACTGGGTTACTGGTAATGACTTCAGACAAGTAATGCTTGTAAAGAATCCTAACATCGCTGATTCCGCTGCTTCATTTACAGCTACAACTGGTAACGCTTTGCGTAGATTAAAGTTTGCTTCTAAGTCAGCAGAATTCTCAGCTGATAATACAATGCTGGGGGCCACATCAGGTGCCAAAGCATATGTTGTTAAAACTGACTCAGACGAAGTGTGGTATGTTCAGAATGAAGACACACTATTCGATGCTTTCACAGAAGGTGAGTCAATATCGGAAACCAATGGTTCTGGTGCAGGGGTACTAGACGCTGGAGGTGTGGATTCGGACACCAATGCATTCATATATCCCGATGTTAACCTTACCACTGGTGAGACATTGTATATAGATAACAGAGCAGCAATTACAAGATCGACAGACCAGTCTGAAGATGTTAAAATAATTATTCAACTTTAGGAATCAATAAATGCCTAATACGTTTACCTCAAACACGTTTGCATCCACATACAAAGATGATTTTTCTGATAGCGCCGGCTACCAAAGGATTCTTTTTAATTCTGGTCGAGCACTACAAGCTAGAGAACTTACTCAACTGCAAACAATTACTCAAACTGAGATGTCGCGTTTGGGAGGTCACTTCTTTAAAGAAGGAGCTGCAGTTTCATCAGGATCACCAACGGTTAACAATAAGTACGAGTTCATCAAGCTAGACACCTCAACAAATGCTTTGTCAGCAACCGATGCAACCAACATTGTAGGAACAAACCTGACTTCTGATGGTGGTATTATTGTCAATGTTATAGAAGCCTTGGTTGCTACAGACACAGATCCAGCAACCTTGTTTGTCAGCTATGTCTCAACATCATCTGGTACCCCAGGCGCATCCGCAATTAGAGTCGCTCCAGGTGAAGACCTCAGTGGTGGTGGTTTTACATTTACCATTCAATCAACTAACACAACATCCAATCCAGCAATTGGTACAGGTACAAGATTCTCAACACATGGGGGAGAGTATTTCACCCAAGGGCGGGTTGTATTTGCTCCATCGCAAAACTTAGTGATCAGCAAGTATACAAGTAATCCAACTGTCAACGTTGGGTTCAAAGTAATTCAAGATATTGTCACAGTTTCCGATACTGATGACCTTTACGATAATCAAGGCGCTACTCCGAATGTTGCATCACCTGGTGCAGACAGATATAGAATCCGTCTCACGCTAAGTGACCAAGCCAATGTAGATTCAGACGAAAACTTTATTCAAATCGCTCAAGTTGTTGATGGTGCTATCCAATCAAGTATTGCATCTCCAACAGGCGAACAGTATAACAAACTGGGAGACGTTCTGGCAACCAGAACCAAAGAAGAATCCGGTAACTATATTGTAGATCCATTCATTCTTACTTTTGCTGATAACGATTC